GTAGCTAAATCTCCAACTTGTTCAGCTAGCGTATTGGTTTTGAGACGAAAACCGTTAATAGTGTCCGTGAGATTTACCTTAATAATAGCCATTTTATAACTTCTCTTTTATGGTTAGCAGCAACTCTTTTATATCCGACATGTCTTCTTTTAACGTTTCAACATCATTTATTAGTTGCTTTTTTCTTTCTTCCTCTTGGGCCATAGCGATCTTACGTGCTTTTGCTGCACGTATTTCTGTACTATTTATATTCAATATAGCACCTGATACAGGATCTCGTGCTAATCCAGGCTTGCCTTCGACTCTTATCATGTAGCCATCGCAATAGCTCGTATGTCTCTAATGACTGGCACTTTGCACGAGTTGTTAGAATTAAATACGATCTTAATTTGAAATGATGTAAACGCAGGATTAACACCACCGACACCACCCGGTAAATATGAATATTCTCTAAATACATCTGGATTATCATCTGTCGGCACAGACTCTTCTAAGTTAAGTGGTGAATACTGAGCAGTTAATACTGAATCAGTTGCACCGTCATGTACACGTAATAACACATCAAAGCTTGTACCTGCTGGTCGATTCGCTGCAATAAGAATTTTCATTCCGACAGCTTCTTCTGCAAGTGTAACAGGTATTGTAATGTGTTTTGATAATGCAGATCCATTACCTAATGCATCATATTCGTACACGAAATTAAGTGGTACGTTTTTACCTGCGGTCGGTGTATTCGCCTGATCGTCAACCATATTATGAGTTAGCACAAGCGAAGTTCTTTGTGTATCAACAATAGGTGATACCTTAGAAGATGCAGTTGTAAGTTTAACTCTATATGTTGTTGACTTTGTACCTGATGCTAAGTTAGCTACTTCATTTACACTGTTTGCAACCATCTTAGGAAAATCAAAACCGGTTAAAGCATTATTAGTCATTGGTATCCAATTAGAATCTTTACCGTACGATGTTTCGCTGCCTGCCCATGAATTACCAGATATAAATTTTGCTTGATGGTTTGTTACTGTTTTAGGCGGAACAAGGGTCTCGACTATTGGATATACTGCATCTACCATATAGTTAGGAATAATTGATACGTTAGCACCACCACCAAACACTGTTGATGATGCAGCTGCACCAGCTGTAAATCTAAATCCGTATCCGTCTGCTACTGTAACAGTTCTATTACCATTTAAGTTAACAGCCGTAATACCACCAACATCTAAGGCGCCGCTGATCATTACCTTATCACCAACTCGTAATCCGTGTCCTAAGGCCTGAACCTCAACTGTAGTAGATCCACTAGTTGTTAATAGTCCGTCTGTTTCTAAAATAAACTTAGGTATTTCTCTGTTTTCTAGTATTACATATGATGTAGCTGTAGAAAACTCAGCACGTTGAATTGTAAATGTTAAATCACGTTCTTGATCTGGTGTCCATGTTCGTGCGTTTTGCGATAAGAATAATGAACCAAGCGATGGCTGTTTTGTAACTCTTGCTTCAGTAGATCCTAATACTAATCCACCTGCACGTGCCACATATACGTTGTATGCTGTAGTATCTGCAAGTAATACGACAGAATATTCTGTATTACCATTAAGATAGACTGGTTCATCAAATTCAAAGTTAGTGATTGCAGTTGCATCTGCGCTTACATTAACACTAGACGGTGACAATACTTTAGTGCCATTTGGCACAAGATCGTCTGATGATGGTATGCCGTTTACTGTCGGACGTATCTGACAAGCAACCGGTACTGTTCCATCTTTAGTTTGAAATTTTACACCAACCTTTGTGATGAATACACCTTCTTCTTCGTCTACCATAAATGACTGCGCTAATGGGTCGACCCTACGGCGGCGTCTGCGGTTTTCTGTACCACCTATAGTAACTACTCTCGTATTATTATATTCACGTTGTCTGGTCTCTAATATACCAGTACTAGTAAACGGTGCAGTTGCAATAGATGTTGATGCCTCATCGTTTGGCACACTAATATCAAGAAGTTTTAATTCTCTTGTACCAGTTCTAAATCTTTCAGTTGATGTAGATGGTATAAAGAATGAACCTGCAACGTATCCTTCTGTATTTGTAGTTAGAGTTGAATTACCACCAGGATGTGATGTTGCTCTGGCAAATTCTGTACCATAGTCAGAATCTGAATTAGCTATACGTTGGAATGTTTCAGCTCTTACCCAATTTGCAATTGGTTTATTATCGAAGAATGCAAATATTTGAGTAGACGGTTTTAATCCAAATGCACGGAAGTATACTTTGCGTGAACGCATATATGGTATAAACACGCTATCTATTAAATGATCACGTACTAATACTCTATCAGATCTATCACCGATGACTCTATCTGTTTGAGTTACGTTATCTCCACCCTGTCTAAATGTTCTTGTACCAACTTCCTGACCCATACGTAAATTAACTGCTTGACCTGTCCAGTTAAATATAAAGTCGTTAAATAGCAATGGACGTTGAGAAGTCGATGGAATCACTCGTGTCTGCTGTGGATTATCCCTATCAGCGAGATATCTACGTTCTATCCAACTATCGTTTGTTGGTGATAATTCTAATAGACCTTCATTGATAACTACTGCAAATGGATTTATGTTTTCTGTTTCTGTCGCAAATGCTTGTTCTATATAATTTACATGCGTATATGTTTTATATACAGTATCACCTTTTAGAATTGTATTAGTAGATTTATCTGAATCATACTTGAGGTTAATACTGTTCTGAGCTTGCCATGGACGTACGACTTTTTGTACTAAGTCGATACCAGCCTGATAATTCTCATCTTGTACAAATGATCTTGATTGATCTCTAAAATTATCTACAAAGAAACCAGCTTTAAGTCTGTTATTGTTAGATGCATCAAGCACGGCTAAAGTTTCTGTTTCTAATTCTAGCATGTTAAGAGCTGTAGTCTCTTCGAGATTATCGATACGGCTTTCTAACTTACCGATATCTGCCATTGTAAATCGTTTTGCAGGTATACGTTCTTTACTTAAATCAGAATCATGAATCGTAAATGGATTCATCTCGACTCTGTATAGTTCCATTGAGTTAGCAGGAATAGGTGGGAACTGAGGATTAAGATCTGGCTCAGATTCTAATACGCTTACATTATTGAATCGGTCAATTACAACCCGTGCGTTCTTACCCTGATAATATGCTACATCAAATTGTGTTGTATCTCTATCACGCGGTAGCTCATTTATACGTGCACCACTTGAGAAGTCACCCGGAAATGTAGTACCTGGATTTACAGATGAACGAAAGTCTAAAACATTTCTTAATTCAAATGTTGTACCATTAGTAGATGTATAGTTAGGAATATCATTATATGCAACTTGACCCGTATACGAATTAACTGCAAAGAAGTCACCGCCTGCTTGGTGAGCAAAGAATTTATAGCGTACAAATACATTACCACCTGGCGTTGTTTGTCCTGGCTTCTTCTGCATTTTACCACGCTGATAATGAGTATCGCGTTGACCGTTATCAAGTGTGTATCGAGCAGCTAAGCTTGCGCCGTCGGAATCTGTTTCTGTTAATCGTATCACTTCTACAATATCAGGATTATTAAGTTCTAAATGTCCATCTGCGTTTGCAGTTACAGTCTCAGTCACTTCTGTTAAAACTTTGTTTCTTACTGATGCCTGTGCTTTATTAACATAATAAGCAACATTGACGGTTGCACTTGCATGAGGTGTATTAATTTGTGCCGCTGTACCTCCGTTACCACCAGATAGTATTGATGGAGCAAATGCAGATGCAGTACTTGGATTAGATCCTATCCATAAATCATCGTCAGCAAAAGTTTCGCCTGGTGATGATAAGGCAGTTAATGTACCGTTACCTGAACCGTTTGTAGTTACATTTTCTCTTCGTTGTACTGTTAATGAAATATCTGATACAGATTGAGGTCTATCATTAGGAACTGGAAATAATAATACGTCATCTGAAGTTTCTCTAAATGCGGCTTTACTATTATCTAGAATTACATTAAAATAATTTGTTCCACCTGTACCTATTGATTTAGTATCTTGTCTGTTATTACCTGGGCTCATTTGTAAATCAAATAGATAAATTCTATAATTAGAACCATCTTCTGTTATTGCTCTTACGCGTGCTGTACCAATTGTAGAACCAGAATGACCAGTATTATTACGTAAGTTTAACTTTTCAAAGACACTGATATCAGGTAAACCGCGGTTACCAGAAACTTCTAAGTAATTACCATAGTCTACCGATACAACATTATTATTAGATGATATCGTTGTACGTGGCTTAGAAACCGGTATACTGATTGGAGCATCTACAATAGACCGATATCCGTCTACATATGCAACACCACGACTAACCTTATAATCGAGTACAGTATCATCTGAGTCTTGTGTTTCGAATGATAATTCAAATCTTCTTGCAATATAATTGCCAGACTCTTCTTGTGTTCTGAGTGCCAGGATATCGTTTACTTTATTATAGTCTTCAATACCCGTAACTTGTGTTGCTATCACACCTTCTTTGATTTTTGCCACATAGCAGAAATTTTCGTCGCTGTCTAAATCAGCTTGGTTTGCAATACTTAATTGTATACGATATCGATCTGCACCAGGACTAGACGTATTAGGTGATACACCTTGGTTATCAAATAAGTCAAATGTATCCGCAGTCGTAATAATATCTTCTGTTATTTTAAAACCAATAGTAGCATCAGGATTATTAGTATATTTAGAAAGAATAAAGCTTTGTGCTTTTGCGAATACAAATCGATTTATTGCAAAGAAATCACCAGACGCAATAGATACTTTTGTACCTTGACCTGTACATGGATTAGCTATTGTATCAGTAACTTGAACTGTTACAACTGCTGGTCCACCTGTCAGTGTTTCCCCTGCGGATACACGTACGGGTATAGTACCTGCGGCGCCACCTGTTGTTGATGTATATCTTACAAACAAAGTCGCTGGGTCAGACCCGCTAGCAGCAATTGCTTCTATGACTTCCATACCAATTGAGTTAGTACCAGATACTAGATTAGTACCTGCCCATGTTCCAGCTGGTAGTGATGCATCTTGTAATTTAATAAACTCATAAGCATTATTTACATGAACTGAACCCGGATTTACTGCCGCACCCTGATTAAATAAGTGTCTACCCAAGCGACCTATTTCTTCTTGGGTAATCGTTTGCATTTGTGTCAGCTCACGTGCTTGAAGTGCCCGTCCTGAATTAAAGAGAATTCGATGATAGTTCGCGCTATCAACCCAATCATCTTTGTATGTCGTTGCAAAAGTATTTTTGTTAAATATATTGGGCATTCGTTATAACCTTATAACCTAATGATTATTTTGATATCTTCTGTAGCATCGTCGGATCTTGTTACAGCTGCTCTATTATCTATATAGAGAATTTGGCCTGTAGCTGGATCTACGTCTCTAGCAGCAGGTACAATCGCACTATCGATTGTTGCTTCACCAGCAGCGTTTTGTTCGTTAATGATTTCTCCGTCTTGGAAAGAAAGAAATCCTGTATTTTCGTTCTGGTGATAAAAAATTGAGTTTGCATCGAGTGTATCAACAACTGCTTTAGCACCTGATGTTTGACCTTCTATTGTTTGGTCTCTTGTAAAGCCAGCATTAATACTTGAAATGTTCATCATCTTAAGAGCATTACCAGTATTACCGGTGTATATAGTGCCGTTTGCTGAGTCTTTAATATTACGTACTAACATAATCTGTCTAAAATCATTATCGACAACCCAGTCAGAATCTTCATCGCCTGACGGTTTTACATTAAACATAATAGATGTGCACTTTAAATCATCTCGTGGATCAGCGCCGAATCCGTTCTTAAATGAAAGTATAGGTTCTGCTAAAGCTCCTGTCCCTCCACCGCCTGTTAATTGTACAGATGCAAAGTCGTATCCTGTACCAAAAACTTTAGTACCACTAGATTCAGTCATTTCTATTTTAGATACTGAACCACCATCAATAAATGCAGTACCCTTAGCACCAGTACCATTTCCTTGTATTACAACATTAGGAGCTGTTGTATATCCTGATCCAGTGTTTGTTAACCTATATCCTACAATTGCACCAGGTATCGCATTATTTTGAATGCCAAATTGTGTAGTATCATCAAGTGATGACGATGAATCAACACTATTTACTAGCTTAACTGGTATAAAATTAGATGCTTGGAATTTACTTTCGCGAAGAGCACCGATTGAATATAAGAACTTCCATGTATATCCATCAGCTGTCATTAGATGATCTGCCGTACCAGTAGGTTTGACTGTAGAAGTAACAGCTTGCCCCGCCGCATTTTTACCCTGTTCTAAACAGACATAAACATACTGTTCATCGGTATACACATAGAATGGTTGGTCTGGTATTTCTGTTATATTATCACTCCATGCAGAATAAACTGATCCTTGTGACCAGTTGTATCTTTCTATACAAAAAGATCTATCAGTGATAATTTTTACTGATTGCATTGAAAGCTGTGCATTTCGTATTTCACGAATGTTTTGAATAGGATCAATAACTGCATCAACTGAGTCGTAGGGTTCAGATTTACCTACAGCAATGTGATAGCTCACGCCTGTGCTGTCAATATCATTGATCAGAGTATCAATAATTCGTCTTTTAAAATTGTCTGTTACTATTGCTGGCATTTATCTATCCTATTGTTTTGATGCTAGGTGCCAGTTGGCTCCTGTCCATATTATAAATCCGGCCTGATGCTGAGTAAAAGCTGTATTTGCACCACCGGCAAAATTAGTTGGGGTTATTGTTACTGTACCTGCTCCATTATTTACAAAGTATTTAAGCTCACCTATTACAGTACCATCTGCAACATATCCTATTATTGGAGCTGCTGAATTAAATATGGTTAATGGTAACTCAGCGTCTACAAATCCATCCGCTGTTTGTGTCGAACTAGTTAATGCAACACGTGTATCTAATAATACTGCCCCATCACCCTTACCACCTAATGCTAAGCTAATATTAGCGTCTGCTCCATCTACATATACTGATGGCGCATATCCTGTTGCTTCTCCTCCAAGTGATATAAAATTCACTGAATTAGGAAACGCTTCATATTTTGTGACCGTTGCACCGTTAGTATCTAAAATCTGATTAATTTTTGGAAAGTTAACAGTTGCTGAATCTAATGTTTTATTTTCTAATGTCTGTGCATGATTAGCCATTACAAATGTATCACTGTCACCTAAGCTTGGTAAATTAATTTGTCTATTAGCAGTCAATGCACCAGGTACTATTTCATAATTATGACTAGAATCATCATCTTTAATCTTAGGCTCAGTCAAGGCAGTTGCTGCTAATGTCTTATTAAACAGTGTTTGTGCAGATGTATCTAAAACAACCTCACCTGTTGAATCAGGTAATGTAATAGTATTATTTTGAGTAGGGTCTATTACTTCTAAAATAGTTTTAAATACATTAACGCTTTCACCATTAAAATGAATACCATCAGAATCAAGAAACAGATATGGAGATACTTGGCTACTATCACCAAGATAGCCATAAATCTCTTGAAAGTTTTGATTTATTTTAGTACCGGCATTACGTAATGAATCACCTGTACCGTCGTTTGCGGTAGCGCCAGTATTAATATTTTGTCTAGCCATTTTATCTCTCTTTAAAAGTTATCACTATTTATAATAGTTTTAGAAGAAGTCGTTACTAAAATTCATAAGAAGTGCGGCATCACTCGACATTTTAGGGTATGAAGGATCAGCTGGTGTGCTATCATCATCAAATGTATTAGAACCTGGGTTTTGAACATTTGCTAAGTTATTGAAGTTTAGATCAAAAGCAGCAAGTGTCATTGCTGCTGGGAATTGACCAAGTTGTACAGGTGCTAATGTAAATGGTTCTATACGTGACCCTAGATCTTGTACAATATGGTTTGTTGCATTAAATGCAATAGTTGCCACATCCGCAATGCCAGTAAATATAGGACCTGCAGAATCTGCTATACCTGGAGGCATAATTAAATAATCTGGTTCTGCAATACTTACAATCTGAACTTCACCTGCAACATACATACCTGCCGGATGCACGAATAATTTATATACATCTCTCCATGTGTCTATCGGTATTGTAGATTTAACAAGTAAAGCATACTTTTGATATAGCTTATCATCGGTAATATACCTTTGATCATCTGGTCCTATGCGTGAAGCAGAGACTAGAATCTCAGGAGCGTACGGCGTGATGCCTGCAATATGATTTTCTTTTTCTTTTTCTAAGTCATGTACACTACCAACAATAAAAACGTTTTCTTTCGTATAAATCACGTCTACAAATGAATTAAAGAATACCCTAAAGAATTGTTCTATACTATACTTAGTGCCTTTTGACTTATATAATGTACTTGAATAGTCAGCGGCTTCTCTTTTATTTTTAAATCCCTCAAAAAACTGTTGACCTAATAATAATTCATCTTCTATAAAAGATAATAAGTCTATGTCAACCTGTGTAATATCACGACTTAAAAATAATTCATCGATAAGGCCTGTAGGCGATAAATCACTATCAGCATAATCATAATACGCTTCAAGGAAAGATGTAAACTTAGGATAATCGCTCTGAAAATATTCAGGAAGGATCCCAGTAACGTGCTTCTTATCTTGGACTGATATAGCCCGTCGATTAATATCGCGTAATGTTTTATCTAATGACATGTTAGCTCGTTGTAACTAAATTTGCTTGTACGAATGATGGTCCTTCATCAAATACGACAATTTGATTTTGACCTGGCGAGGATACTGATTGATTGGCTGCATTAGCTGATATTTTTATGTAGTTAACTCCACCTATAATACTATCTACTCTAATACCAGTCAATGTTACGATACCAGTAGCTGGGGCATATTCACCAATATTATCCACGTATACAGCATCATCTGCACTTGAATATAACTGAAGCTTAAAGCTATCTAATTTATTTCTTATTTCGACTCTATTACCATCTATAAAAAACGGTGCAGATTTTACAACTGGTCTTTCATCATTTGGTTCTGCAATAGGTGATGCATATCTTAGAGTAACTGATTCAGTAGTACCTATGAATGGCACAAATCTTTTTTGTAATTTTAAATCTGCACGAGACGATAATACTGATGGATCTACGTCATCTACTAATGCTAACATATTTGATCTACGGAATGATTGGTCGAAACGGCCTGTATTATCAGTAAAATAACCTGTAACTACATCGTCAACTCTACTTTGAATCTCTTGGACTGATGATGATGTAAACTTAGGATTAAACTGAAAGCGTACTTCTGTTTCAAGGAATGTAATATCCGGATCTTGGAACTTAATATCAAATGTAATAACCTGTAGCTGCTTACCTAATGCAAGAATATCGCCTTTTGTTTCATCTATGGTTGCTTGAGTTACATCATCTTTAAAAACTATTGATATAAAAACTACACCGTATTCTTTACGTACAGCGTCTTCACCACCATATGCTTGTATGTCCTTAATTAAATAACCAAAATTACGCTTTATCAATGTAGCATAATCAGATGATGTAACCATACGGTTTTGAGATGCATAGGAGAACGGTGCATTTTTCTTAATAGAATCTATAGATTCTGCATTGGATCCTGAGACTGATTTAGTAACTGTAGTCGTAGTTATATTAAAAGAATTAGTACCAGCTCCAGTAGCCACATTAATTTGTGATGTAGGTGTAAACGTTATAGCTCCATTAGCTTCAGGACCACTTGTAGAAAGATATTCTACGACTATTTTCTGGCCAGCTTCAGGCGATTTACCTAATGTAAATCCATCACCGAATGATAATTCATAAAATCCATTAGGTGTCTCTCTTAAAATATATAATCTAGACTGGTCGTCAATAGTATCAGCTTGTTTTAAGTCTGTAAATGTATTGAAGACAGTTGTGTTTAAATCGAGGAATACACTTACAAATGCTGTAGTAGTGTCAATATCTTTATCAGGTATAATATATACAGAATCAATAGAGTTTTCGCTAACAATAAAGGTTTTACGTATATTCGCACCTTCTTTTATTGTAATTTCTTCTCTACCTAAATTATCTTTGAATACATATAAACCAAATCCATTATCTGTAGCAGTTACTGTACCTAGTGTTTCAAAGGTATATGCTACATCATCAACCGTTGTATTGAATTGAGTACCTCGAGGCAATGATAAAATAGATGGTCTACCGGCAAGATTACCTGTATTGACTGACAGATTTACTGTTGCTGTAGATGCAGTCTTTGATGCTGGCATATAACCAATAGCTTCGGCAAGTGATACAACAGACGATCTTAATTGAGCCGTAGTCAGATACGATTCATTCAATGCCATGTTTGCTATCAATGCATTGTAATGTGTGTTGTATGCTAATACGTCAAGAAGATTAGAAAGACCAGAACCCTCATAGTTATAGTCTGCAAACTCTGTATTATTCTTTAACGAAAGTTTTAGATTATTTTTTATTGTTGTAAAATCTAAATCTGTCGATCTAATTGTAGTAACCATTTACCTTAACCTCGATATAGTAGTTTCTAAATCAATAACTTCTCCGGTCGTCATTACTCTAAATGTAAGTCTAACTTGTAACGTGTATGCATCAGGATTACTAACAATGTTAATATCCATTATCTTAGCACGAGGCTCATACTTATGTAACGTAGATCTAATGTCTTGTTCTATAGATCTATCCATTTGTGAATGAGCAAGCTCAAATAACATGCCTGTTATATTAGAACCAAACGTCATATTGAATGGTTTTTCAAATCGATTTGTAGAAACTATATTTTTTACAGCTTGCTTTACTGCAGCCGCTTCTTGCTTCTTGTAGATATCTCCACTAGGCTTTTTATCAAACAGCAAGTCTATATCGGAATAACTCTTCTGTCTCGATGTAAGCACCGAGCTAGCTAAGTTTCCGTCTTCTATCGATAGTTGTCTTGCCATGTTATACCTTTTGCATCTATTTATATCTTTATTTCGACTAATGCATCATTAGATTGCACGTTATTATTGTAGAGTGTCTGTACATCACGCTTAAATCTTATGCCGGTAAATGAAGTTATATCTGGTATCTCTATTATTATCTGTGCATTCAATGTACCGAATGGATCATATGAGTCATAGTCAAGTGTAAGCATATCAAAATAACCTACTTCGCTCCATGCTTTTGCCAAATCAAACGTTGCATTTAAATCTATGTTACCGGTCTGATCATTTAGTTCGAATACTAAAGCTCTGCCTTTATTTCTTAAGTCAAGTATACCACCATCTGAAAGTTTCTCTTGTTGTAACTTACCTGGCGGTCCGATACCATATGTCTCCGGACTATAATAACCTTCAACAACCTTCAATGAATAGTTCTCGAACTCTGTAGGCGTGTGATTGCTATTAGATACAGTCTTCATTAACTCAGACATAATAAAATAGTTTTTTGAAATTTGTTGTTTAGCAGGATTTGATAATAGATTAAACTTACCATGATCATCAGTACCTATGAACTTGCCTATAGAAGTATTATGGTTTATAAGAGTATTAGTTGTCACTGTATTAAGAATATTATTTTTAAATTTAAGTTCTGGTACTATATTCCAATTAACTTTACGCTTACCTGTCTTATATTTTTGTACCTTTGCAACGCCAGCAACTTGTCCTAATGGATTCACACCTCGTTGTGGTTGAGCTGAAGA